AGATAAATAGTCTATATTGAAAAAGACTTTAATAAAGATTTTAATTCTTTAACTATATAGGTAACTATTAAGAAAGGTAGCACTCAATGGAAAATGATGACTTAGAAAGAATTTATTGGTTTTGTGTTTCTGATTGTGTTGATCTATTGGCTCATGGCTCTACCGATATTGAGACCTTGCTCAATGATGTCTATGAGGCTCTGAAGCGCACTAAGCCCGAAAGTGGGAATTGTGTTGCCCTCTTGGCAATATTGGATCAATTGGCTCAGGAAAGGATTAGGATCAATGCAAATACAGTCTAAAAACAGGTTCGTTAGGCACACTGAGTGCCCTGATTGTGGCTCTTCAGACGGTAGGGCAGTCTATTCAGATGACAGCACCTATTGTTTTGTGTGCCACAAAGCCTCTAAAACGCTCTCAGAGGGCTTCTCTGACCAAGGAAGGGGTAAGGTACTACCGATGACACAGAAACCCGTTGTAGAGCCTCTAAAGGGCATTAGCGGTCAATTCCTCAGCATACCTGAGCGAGGTATTACCAAAGCTACCTGTGAAGCCTATGGTGTCAGACAATCAGGGACAGAACATTATTATCCCTACACTGACGATAGAGGCACTGAGGTGGCTTTCAAGATCAGGTCAGTGTCTGACAAGCAATTCAGGTCTCAAGGCAACATTAAAGAGGCTACCTTGTTTGGTCAGAATCGATATCCTGCCGGTGGTAAATATCTGACCATCTGTGAGGGCGAGTTAGATGCCTTGGCGGCTTTTCAGATGACTGGCTCACTGTACCCTGTGGTTAGTATCAAGAATGGGGCACAGTCGGCTGTGAAGGACTGCCAAGCCCAATTCGAGTATATCGACAGCTTTGAGACTGTGGTGCTTGCATTCGATGCTGACGAACCTGGGCAGGAAGCAGCCCTAGCCGTTGCTGACCTGTTTGGCTCTAAGGTCAAGATCATGAAGATGTCCAAGCCGTATAAAGATGCCTGCGACTATCTCAAGGACAACAAATCTGCGGATTTCGTTAAGGCATGGTGGGCAGCAGAGACTTATGTGCCTGACGGTATCGTTGCTGGCTCTGAGTTGTTTGAATTGGTCATGCAGCCCTTGCCAAAGGCTCAAGCGCACTATCCCTATGCTGGCCTTAATGGCATGACAGGCGGTATCAGACAGCAAGAGATGGTGGTGGTTACTGCTGGCTCTGGCCTTGGTAAGTCTCAATTCATCAGAGAAGTGATATGGCAGTTGCTCTGTGAGACTAAGGACAACATCGGGATTATGTTCCTCGAAGAGTCGGTTAAACGGACTGCCTTGTCTCTGATGTCGCTAGCGATCAATAAGCCATTGCATTTGGCAGAGACTGAGGCAACAGAATCGGCTAAGAAGGAAGCCTTTGATAAAACCCTTGGCTCTGATAGGCTTTTCTTTTATGACTGCTTCGGTAGCACCGCAATCGACAACATCATCAATCGGGTTCGCTACTTTGCCAAAGGGCTAGACTGCAAGTATATTCTGCTAGACCATGTATCTATCGTGGTGTCGGCTCAGGATCATGGAGACGAGCGCAAAGCCATCGATGAGATTATGACCAAGCTGCGAATGATTGTGCAGGAAACAGGCGTGGCCTTGTTTGTGGTGTCCCATCTCCGCAGGCCAGAGGGTAAAGGCCATGAAGAAGGCGCAGCCACTAGTCTGTCCCAATTAAGGGGTTCAGCAAGTATTGGACAATTAGCTGATATGGTGTTAGGATTGGAAAGGTCAGCACAGCATGAAGACCCAATCGAGAGGAATACCACAAGGGTCAGAGTTATTAAGAACCGCTACAGCGGAGAGACTGGTAAAGCCTGTGCCGTTCTCTACGATAAACACACAGGCCGCATGAACGAGATAACGGAGGCCGCACTATGACAGACCGTGAACTAATAGAACAATGGCTTAGACCGGGAGCTATTGTGCCTGTCAACAACAATGCCGTTCGTGTCCTTTTAGAAGCCCTGCGTGACCGACTAGCGCAGCCTGAATGGGTTGGGCTGACGGATGAGGAAATAGATGCAGCAGCCGATGAGTACGAGCAGACAGATTTTGCATTCGCCCGTGCCATTGAGTATAGGCTAAAGGAGAAGAACACATGACATCCGCACTACTGATAGGTTGCTTTGCTTTTATATCATCAATATTGAAAGGCTTAAAATGATGGAACCCTACTACGATTACATCAACGATGCTGACTACGACACCGTTGACTATAGTGCTCTTGAGCAGTTGGAAGAGCGTGTCAAAGAGGTTGAAGAGGTCAACGAAGAACTGACAGCACAGATCAAGGTTGCCGTTAAACTGATTAGCAAGTTTAATCATCCTGAAGATTATGGGCACTTGCTCGACTCTGATGCAAAGCGTGAAGTAATGGACTTTCTAAAAATCTATGGAGACTATCTAAAATGAAACTAGAACTGGAGGTGGATACCTATGTTGGATTGGGCGATAGTGGTAATGTTGAGTGTCTTATTTTTACTGATGACAGTCCCATTCCTGCTATGACAGCAGACAAGAAGTTGGAAGCACTGACGCTGGAGTTCATTGAATTGCGACAGGCACAGGGCAAGTTCTCGCCTGACCATGAAGCCCAAAGACAGGCACTGATGAACGCCTTTGAAGACTGCCTAGCACTGCTGAAGCAGGCATGAGTAGCTGGCTGATCATCGTAACCGGCTGCATCTATGCCTACATCGCAGCAGAGCAGGGCATGAAGGGTAACATTGCTCTTCTGGTGGTGTATGCCGGTTATGCCTTTTCTAACGTAGGGCTTTATTGGATGGCTACAAAATGACTAACTACCTGCTTTTTCTGTTATTTGTCGTTATCTTCGCCCTTTGGGTGGCTTATAAGGAGGATTAAATGGTTAGAGTTTCAGGTGTGCCGTATGAAGTAGAACTAGTTGACATGGTGTCGGAACTGGAGCGTGAGAACGCTATGATGAGGGCTAGGATGGAAAGGCTTGAGGATGAGAACCGTACACTAGATGCCTTGGTGTTTCGGCTTAATACAGAACTGATGAACCTGAAGAACGGCATCAAATGAGTCCATGTAAAACCATTTGCAAAGTTGATAAAACAGGTGTATATTGTATAGCCTGCTTTAGACTGATGTCAGAAATTGAGCAGTGGCCTACGATGGATGATACACAGAAGGCATTTGTGGTAGCAGCTTCAGAGTTAAGGAGGATAGCAAATGAAGCCGATAAGCGTTACAAGCGTAATAAATAAGAGTGGTGTCCTGACGTTGTACCTATTAACAGATGACGGCAAATTACTAAAGAAGAGCGAAGATGAATCAAGCTGGACAGAAGTCGATAGTTTTCCTGGACATAGAGACAAACTCCCAGTTGAGCCAGATCCACCTATGCGTAACAAAGGAACTAAGAAGCGGAGAAGTTAGATGTCATCACAAGGCAGACACTTTATTAAAAATGTTAGAGGCACAACCACAAGTAGTAGCGCACAACGGAATCAACTTCGACTTCCCAATCTTGAACAGGCTATGGAATACGAAGATAACTCCATCGATGTGCATAGACACCCTAGTCATGTCAAGGCTGATGAGTCCAAACCGAGAAAACGGACACAGCCTAGAAAGCTGGGGCAACAGGCTAGGAAGGAAGAAGATAGACTACAAGAGGGTATGGCACAGGATCAACAAACTCTCTTTTGACAAGAAGAGCACTCTACCGTTTGACCAGCCACACATGGGTTTGCTTGAGAAGTATTGCAGGCGTGATGTAGAAGTACTGGAGTTAACTTACTTTGAACTTTTAAAGGAGAAGGACAACTATGGTTTCTCGCAAGAAAGTATCGACCTCGAACACAAAGTCGCAGCCATCATCTATAAGCAAGAGCGAAACGGTTTTAAATTCGATCTGCCAAAAGCTATGGTACTTCTGGCAGGACTTAAAGATAAAATGGGCACAATTGAGGCATCCCTACAGTTCATCTTTCCTCCAATCACAACCGAGCGTTATTCAGAGAAAACTGGAAAGAAACTCAAGGACGATATCGAGGTCTTCAACCCCGGCTCGAGGCAGCAAATCGCCAAGCGCCTCCAAGAAAAGGGTTGGAAGCCGACCAAGCACACCGAAAAAGGTCAAGTGATTGTCGATGAATCAACTCTTGCAAATGTTGATATTCCAGAGGCCCAAGCAATCGCAGAATACCTTTTGCTTCAGAAACGGGTGGCTATGGTTGAGTCGTGGATTGAGAATACGACAGACGACCACAGGATTCACGGTAAAGTCATCACCAACGGAGCAGTCACGGGAAGAATGACACACCACAGCCCTAATATGGCCCAGGTGCCTTCGGTGGGTTCTCCCTATGGTGAGGACTGCCGTGGCCTTT